AATCTTATTTCTCACGTTCACATCATTGTCAGCAGCAAATATTACACGAGCACCAGGGAACAATCCGTAATTATTTACAGTAGTATCACTGGCATAAAGAATCGCAGTAGATGTCCCTGTGATGTTCTGCGGGGTAGCCCAAGTTACAGTTAACGTTAATGTTTCAGTTCCTGAAATATCAGTGATTTGTGTATTGGCTGGAAGAAGAGCAGTAGAATCTGCAATGAACATGTAATTTGTAAGAGCACCGGTTAATGCATTAGCATCTACTGTAATAGTAGTTGAGGTTGCTAGTGGAACTGCGAAGCCGTCACCTGTCCCTGTATTTTCGCATACAAAGATGCTGCCTACCGCATAATTAGCTCCGGTTGTCCCGGCTACAGCATTCCAATCAGTAGTTGTACCATATGTACTAATTTTATAAGTTACACCTGGCACGAACGAGCTTGCTGCTATCGGAGTTGTTGGTGTAGCAGCAATGATTGCAGATGCGGTAGAATATGTCTGCACATCAGGGTAATATGCGAGTGATCCAGGAACAGTTGACAACGCATCTGTGTTAGTGGTATCAATAAAGTCTACTGGATCTTTACCTACTGCACCAGAATTGAATAGTTTTAAGTTTGGATAGAACTCGATGATAGGTCTTACTGCTTTGTGAGAAACATTTGCAAATGTTGTCACAATAGTAGGATCATCGTTATATGTTGCAGTTGCAGTAATTACATCGATGTGGAACCAGCGATTACTTCTTGCCCAGGCGTTCTTATTAATTGAATTACGTGCAATAGTAATATAATCAGCTTCCACAGGAATGTCAAGACTAATATCCCAATTACCAATATCCCAATCGATAATGTCCCATGCGAGGTACTCACCTTGACTGAACTTTTCCGGTACTACAAGTGTTTCGACAGGAACAAGCTCAATTGAGGTTCCTACACCTTGAACATAATATTCTCCGACAAGATAGTTTGTAGGGATTACGTCCCCGTTAAAACTTACTTTTAATCCATTAGTAAACACAACACCGTTAGGTGCAGTATAATTTGTACGGCCTAAAATTTCTGTCTCAACATTAATAGTATTATTCAAGTTATCTTCGATAAGATGAATAATTCCTACTTTGTTTGGATTAGTTCCGTCTTGATAATATAGAATGTCAAGTGGCGCGCTGATATACGGAATCAATTCTAAGTTATTAGAAGTGTTAAGGTAGAAAGGTCTATTGTTCCAATCTGTACCGTAAATTGGCAAAATGCGAGTATTTGATGGGATCGATCCATCTGGAATCAATCGGATGATTGGGTTAGTTGGATCACCGATATATGTAACTCTAAAGAAGGTGTTCCCTACACTTACGCTGTAACCGTCTTCATATAGACCCTGATTGACATTTACTGTCATGGTACCTGATGCAGCAGTCAATGTGATTGGATCACCGTTCAATGCAGTCGAGATAGTGAATGATGTTGAGTTCGGAATACTTTGAATGAAGTAAACTTGTCCCAAAGTAATTCCACCAAAGCCAACTCCAGTAAATGTTACTGTGCCACCGACGACCAAACCGCTAGTAGTACCTGAAGCTAAGGTAAATGCAGTTGTATTACAGCTATTAACAGTAAGCGTGACCGGTGCAACTAAGTCAGGGGCATTGTTGTCGTATTCAGTTTCACCGAAGTAAGAAGAAATGAATGCAGTTGGTTGTGGTGTGTTATAAAAAGCAACACGCAAGCCTTGCAACGAGGTGATTCCGTCGATACCTTCAAACGAATTTGCGAACTGCCCGTTGATGTCATCAAACGGACTAGTACTGATTACGTCAGTATTAACTGTAGTAGGGAAAATGTACTGATCTTGTGCAGTTCTTTGCGGGACTTCGAAAGTAACAAAACCTGATGTAGAACCGTTGTTGGATACACCATAAACGTCACGCACCGGTTGATTTGGTTGTGTTGGGCTATATCCAGAAATACCCGGAGCTCCCTGAATCCAAAACTGAGTATCTTGGTTCACCTGAAAAGTATATGTGCCTCCTCTCAATAGTGTGATTGGAGGATTAGTGTTTGATCTAGTAGAACCTTCTCTAACAATACTATAAGTGTTGGTATTGTCAGTAACAACAAATGCTTCTCTTGAGAACACAGTTGATGCTGCAACTTGAACAGAGGGTGGGCCCTCTGGTAACCAGTAATACTGATTGAAGTTGATAAGTGCATCTAGATTAGTGAACGAATCCCATGAATAGAATTGACTCTTAAACAATTTGTCATTGTTTTCAGTTATTCCACCTTCTAACTTTAGGGCGTCAATGATTCCAGGGTAAGTGATGAAATCTTTAGCGGTGGACTCATTTGGTTTGGTGAAAATAACACCGGGATCCAACTGATAGTCAGCACGAGTTTTTGTAGGTTCAGTTACGTAAGCATCTGTTGCATTGACACCAGTTCCAAATGTACTACCAACATAGCCTTGAATATTTGCTACATTGGGTGGATTTACGAGCTGGTCAAGCGTTGCCGCCAAAAACTGTGCATTGGGAGGGGTTTGAAAAACCTCTGGAAGAAAATTAAGTGTTCTTACTCTAGCCATATGTATACTTATCTTTTATGCAACCTGGAGTTCTGCGGGCGTTAACGCCGCTACAACTACAATATCATTTGGTGTAGCTGCATTTGCGAAAATTTCATACGGTAAACACTTGATTTCGTAAAGGTCTCCGAATGGTTTTTGTGGGTCGTTGGGAACAAGAACAGCAGAGCTAATTAGATCACCACACTCTGCATGGAGATAAGCACTTAGCTCTGAGAAGTAGAACGTGTCACCAAAGTCCCAATTATTGACATTAAAATATGTGTTCATTGCAGTCAATACAGCACTTCTGATTTCGCTGTCGCTTGCACTTGTGCTGCTTGCCTTAATGACCTTAATAGTACCCTGCAATGCAGAATCAGCTTTGGGACCGAAGAGAGGCTTGAACACAACACTATTTAGAATCACAGAATCTGACAACATTTTATAATCTTGAAGTTGACCGTAATCTTGCCCGAGTTCAGTCATCGTTGGACGTTCCGGAGGAGGAATAGTTCCAGTGGTGTCTTGAATGTAGTTTTGATATGCAGTATAGTATGATTGAGTCACTACATACAAATCAATGATGTTAGTAGTCGCAGGATCAATTCTATTTGTATTGTTAGAATTATGTCTATATTGGAAAGACACTCCTTGACGACCCGGCAGCATTGTATATTGCGGTTGTAGTGTCATGATATAAGAAGGGGTAAGTACAGTCAAGTCTTGCACCGATGCGTAGAACCTATTTTCACTGTAAGCATAAAACACCTGTCCTAAAGGATAATCGTACTTTACTACTTCAATTTTACTGATAGTTGAATACGCATATACTATGTCAGTTGATGGAATAACATACTGTCTTGACAGATTCAACGGATCTATAACTGTTTCAAAGAACGTATAGATTCCAATGTTAGTTCCGCCAGTAACATACCCTGTGATCTCGTTGAAGAAGTCTGGATTTGAGATCAATTGACGATTATTAACATCAGTAGCCGCAACTTCTACTTCAAAATCATTGATGTAGCCGTCACTCTGGGTAGTCTGACCGACGATATTAACCTTGTAGTCTCTACCTAACGATTGAGTTGAGTCTGGTTGAGTATTCACTGAAAGTACGTTAACAAAATCCTGAATGACTTTTCCTGAGAAAGGATCATAAACAATCTCGTCTCTATTAAAAGTAAATCTAGTATCAGCAACTGATCCAAAATAGTAAGTCAACGAACGATACGTGATCGTGTACGCATTAGTTCCAGTACATCTAAACTTGACAAAGTATTTTGTATTATCTACCTTACCTACAGACCAGCGTTGTTGATTGATCAATAGAGAATTGTCAAATATAAGCGTGAAATTCTGTTGCAGTTCCATTCTCACTATGCATTCTTGGATAACCTCAGCCGGAATAGAATTGTCGAATACGGGAATGACTTGTGCTAGAATTGCGTCATTGGGAAGGTATCCGCTGATCTTGATAGGGCCTGTTCCATTAGCAAAGCTACCTTGATTATTATTGCTGCCGTCACCTGCAACATTCAATATAGTAGTCCAAACGTAACTAGAGTCGCCCGGACCTGGAATTCCCGGAATCAATCTATTATTAGCATCAAAGTAAAATCCAGCCGGTGCAACAAACTTGCACAACGCTCCGGCTGTGACATACTTTAGATTATTAGATGCAAAAGTTCCTACAGATTGCGGGGTTTCGAGTGCACCTAAAACATTATAAAAATAACCTGATTCAGTGCTAGTATCAACTGTGCTAGTCTTCCAGTAGATAAACTGTGAAGCCGGTGTAGTTGCAGGGTCTGTCACAGTGTATCTAGGATAGTTCTGAATGTAATACTGATTAGCTCTATTCAATGATAATACTGAAGCTAGAGTGTTAGTAAAAAACGAAATGATCTCACTAGTATTATTGATTGTTAGCGTCAAGAACCCTTCTACATCACTTTGGAACAATGCGCCATCACTACCAAAAGAGTTGGTGCTTGAATACTTACCGGTGGGGTCAAGCAAATCTAGATTTTTAGACACACCGATAGAAGAACGGTTAATTGCCTTAGACTTAATAATCGAACTATACAGTGTATAAGGGAAATTATTGTAGTCTTCGCCGTTAACCATTCTGTTCTGCGTATAGTAGCGAGTAGGAGCACGTTGCTTAATATCCTGCAATGTTTCACGTGCCTGTGCATTAGAAACAGTTAGGGTAAGTGTTAGTCCAACAGTAAGAGTTTGTACTCTACCTGTTCTATCGATATAAGTGAACGCTACAGTAACACCGTTCATTTCATTCGGATCAATAGTGTATGTTAATGCATTACCTGCACGAACATACGCTCTGAAATTTCCTAGAGGGATTTCAGAGAAGACACCATCACCAAAGATATATGATACCGTATCATTAAAGCCAGAGTTAACTGAGAAGATTTTTCTTGCTGAAGTTTCAGTTTGAAGATAAGCATTGGCGTAGATGTTAGCAACCTGAGTCCAAAGTGTTCTGGTGTTGTTACTGTTAATCTGATACAACCAAGTGTCAGTATTGTTGATACCTTCAATATTTCCAATACCAAGATTTTGATTTGAAATCTGTTGTTGTAATGAGAAATCGTAATTCTGCAACTGACCTTGCTTGAAGTAGAAGAAGAATCCAGTTTCAGGGGATCCAAATCCTAACTTGTCATTACGATATAGCATATTGAATCTTCCTGAAGGAGCAGGAGGAATTTCATAAACATAGTCTTCACCGATAGTAGATGCGCTCACTAGCTCAAAGTTCATGTTCATGCCATTAATAGTTGAAGTAAACGGGATGATTGGCAAAGATGTAGTAGGAATCTGTAATGCGTATTCGCTAGTCGTGACTCCTAGAATGTCAGTAGTATTGCCCGGTCTACCGATTCTCTGTGTATTGATGAGAGCAGCATTCCAAATAGTGTTCATCTGTTCTAACCAATTTGGATTAGCGGGGTCGTTCCAAAGAACAGTCTGATTTCCCAAATTCATGCCGTTGATATCAGTGATGTTTTGAGTAGTTTGGAGACTAGTAACCTTTAGATAACCCTGACCAGCTAAGTTACGTTTTGGTGTATAAGATACAAGATTGGCTAGCTTGATAACAGAGTCGCGGCGTTCAGCAGTGTCGATAAAGTTTTCACGGGCATTCAAATCGTCACGGAAGGCAAGTCCCTGACCCATGAACGCAATAACGTCCATCAAAGCAATAAATTCTGAAGATTCAGTGTAGTCGTTGAAGGTTTCAGGATAGTATAGGCGCAGATAGTCAATGAAGGCCTTACGTAAGGTTTCATAATCATAGCTCTGAAAGTCAGCTTGATTGTATGTTTGATATAGAGTCTTCCAGTCATTGAGACCGAAGAGTGCTGATTGTCTAGAACTTGATGCCATAGTTATACTCTCTTGATGTTAATATATTTATCATTATCAAAAAAGTGGATTTTGATTATACGGGGGCAGCAACCGTAGTTTGTTGGTTAAAAAAGACATTTAAAGTCTGTGGGTTGTTAAAAGGAACAATAGAACATTGAATTTCTATCAACATGCCATTCTCTTGCGGGAAAGCCTTAACAAAGTTGAGAGCAAGCCTAGGATCTTGGGCTGCAACACGACGAAGTTCGTTTTCCATTTGAACTTGTATGTCTGCGGTGTTTGGTTCAAACAAGAATGACCAAAGAGATGTTCCCAGTTGCGGTTGACCCACGATGCTACCAAGCGGAATATTCAAAGCGTTCAAGAAGTCTCTGATCACCAGTTGCTCGTCAGTTAAAGTAAATTTTTTACCGGGAAGCAACGAGTTTCCTACCCCGCCGTATCCAGTAGGGATACCGTAGCCGTTGATGTTAAGACCATTAATACTAACAGACTGGTTCATTGAACTGTTAAGTTGCATATTCGTGCTTCTTGGCTGGCAAGAGTTTTGCGTACTGAATCCGATATATTGTGGCATTGTTTATCCCTTACCGTTAGCCATTGCTAGTAGTTGCTGCGGTGTAGCATTATTTATACGATTAACATTTTGTGCAACCTGTGCCTGGGTTGCCTCTGTTCTACCGTTAAGTGCTGCAATGTAACGCTTCTGTATAGCAATCCATTCTGCACCGTACTTAAGATCATAGAACTTCTGGTATGCCTCATCAATCTTAGGATCCCCAGGAGGCAATGTAGCGTCAAGCTTTTTGTATTCATTGAGTGCGGCTTTAATAACTGCAATTTTCGCATCAAAGGCAGCACCGGCTTCTTTGAATTCTACTTGTGCTTTTTGCGCTGCATCATCAATAGCTGATTTTGCAGTATCTGGAATTGATCCAACGAGATTAGGAGTCGGAATACCCGGATCACCTAACGTAGCACCAATCTGTTTAGTGATAGATGTTCTGTCTGTTGTGTTAAATCCTACCGAAGGAAGTGCGATTGCTCCCGGTGTTCCCCCTGCCAATGCAGCAATAGATGATTGCAACTGTGCAACTGCACCTACCGGAAGTCCAGCCGAAGCCAATGCAGTTAGACCGCCTAACTTGTTTGCTGCATCACCTAATGCTCCGGTCAGTTTTCCGGCAGCATCATTGATAGCACCGGTAGCGCTTCCTAACGCTCCTGACACACTGCCTAATTTACCGGCTACTGAAGATAATGCTCCAGTCGCCGCAGTTACTGAAGATAGTCCGTTCATCGCAGCACTTGACGCAGACTTAATTGCACCTGTCAATGCGCTTGTACCAGGTATAATGTTGGTTGCACCCGGTGCTTGATTAACTACGTTGCTGACAGTGTTGATACCGCCCGGAAGATTACTTAATCCACTTGCGAGTGCGGATGATGTTGCAGCAGAAGCACCTTGTTGAATAGAAGAAGCTGCGTTAGTTAGAGCAGCAGTTCCTCCGGCAGCAATGGTTGCTCCTGCTCCTGCAAGTGCGCTAACTGAATTCACTGCGTTCTGTACACCACCAATCGTAGTATTCAATGCAGAACCAGTAACAGATTTAGAGACACTACTTGCAACAGCGGTTACATTATTAATAGTTGCTGAAACTGCTGTTCCGGCACCAGCAACAGCAGTTAAAGCATTAGTTGCAGATTTGATGCCGCCCGTAATACTAGAAACACTATTGTTTACTGAAGAAACAGCGTTAGTAATTCCGCCGACTGAACCAGCAACAGAACTCAATGCGCCGGTTGCACTTGTGATTGCTCCGCCAACTGAACTAATTGCACCGGTTGCACTTCCAATTGCCTTACTAGCAGAACCAAGTGCACCTGTCAGCGATCCTGATGCGCCTGCTGCTGCACCTGCAACAGAACTCAATGCGCCTGATGCGCTTTTCAGTGCTCCGGTCGCCTTTCCTGCAATTGACCCTGCAGCATTTAATAAGTCAGTACCGGTTTGTGTAGTCTGATTAGCGACTTCAGCCGCTGCTGCCGCATTTTCTTTTGCAATCTGTGTTAGATTTTGCGGCACACCAGCTTTAAAAGGTTTGAACGACTTCTTAATAGCATCAAACGCTGATGCTGCAACACCCTTTGCTTTATCCATTAGTCCGGCTAAGCTAGGAACATTACCCATTGCAGTTAGTGCGCTTTGAATTCCGCCCAGTCCACCGATAGATTCTGCTAATCCTGCTGCTGCTGCACCTGATCCAATAGCTGCTAATGCAGTTTTAGCCGAACCCAATGCATTATTAGCTGCGCTCGTTGCACCAGACGCTGCCCCAGATAAAGATCCCGCAAGTGAGTTTGCCGTTCCAGCTAACGAGCCTGCGGTACTTGCTGCTCCGGAGATTGCCTTTGTTGCGCTAGATAATGCTCCTGCTGCTCCTGTCACTGCACCAGATACTCCGCTTACTGCGCCGTCGAGTGTGCTTGCTGCGCCTCCTAATGAAGACGCTGCACCGGAAACCAATTTAGTTGCACTTACAACAGAGGACACTACATTACTTGCGGCACTGCCTGCTTGTTGTACTGCGGCTACAGTTGGTCCCAACCCGACAGTAGATGCGGCAGTTACCATACCTGTAACTTGTGCGGCTGCTTCTGATCCGGTAATCGCACCAACTTTTCCTAATGCAGTTTGTGCTTGTTGCATTGTGTTTACAACTGACTTAGCTTGTGCCGTAGTATTTTGAACTAGAGTTGTTAGATTAGATGCACCTGCTGCACCGGTAAATAATGAAGCAGGCATTGATTGAGCAATGTTTGCACCTGCTTGAACTAAGCCAGTAACAAGGGTAGCTGCACCGGGTTTCAAAATGCCTCCTGC